GTATAAAAAGAGAATACGAAATGGGCTGGTCAATCGGATACGATAGCAAGTGGAAGCGGGATATCGGCTACGGCGTTCCGGCCTACTGCGACTACCCCGGTTGCAACGTCGAGATAGACCGCGGGCTATCACACGTCTGCGGGAGCGAGCCCTACGGCGGGGAGTTTGGGTGCGGCCTTTACTTTTGCTCGGGGCATCTTTACGTAACTGAATCGGGGAAGTCTATCTGCGAATGTTGCGAAGAAGGAGTCCGTCTCTTCGTTCCCAAACCGGACCACCCTACCTGGATAAAGTTCAAGCTGACGGACGAGAGCTGGCAGCAGTGGCGGGACGAGCACCCCGAAGAAGTGGCAGCTCTTAAAAAGCTTGTAACTTCAAATTGACGTAGTAGGGTTCTCAGCCATGGCTAAGAAACCGACGTTCAATATCGCCCAACTACTTCGCAATACTTTTACTTCCCGCCAAGCGTGGCTTGCCAAGCTACTCGACCCGCGCAAAGACCTTGACAAGGAATGTGGCTACCCCGCTTCTCTGACTACTTCTGACTATGTGCAATTCTGGAAGCGCGGCGACCTGGCAGCGCGAGTCGTCAGCGTAATTCCGGAAGAGACGTGGAGCGACGACCCCGAGATTTACGAGACTGAAGACCCCGAAGAAACGGAATTTGAGACAGCTTGGAAAGAGTTGAATGGCCGAATGTCACTCCTGTCTTATCTCCAACGGGCCGACGTCTTAAGTGGCATCGGCCGGTTCGGAGTGATTTTGCTAGGGATAGATGATGGGCTTCCGCTAAGTCAACCAGTCGATGGAATAGACGAAGCTGGAGACAAAGTCAGCAATCAGGAGCGGGAGTTGCTTTACGTGCGCCCGCTCGACGAGTCTCTGGTGACTATCGGAGCGTTGCAAGGAGATGCGACGAACCCGCGCTACGGCTTGCCGACGTCTTATCAAATTCAGTTTGCTGATACAGCGGCTACTAACGAGACTTCTTCGACGCAGCTGGTGGACGTTCACTGGAGCCGGATTATCCATATCGCAGACAACCGGACCAACTCGGAGATTTATGGAACGCCTCGCATGGAGAAAGTCTTCAATCGCCTGCTCGACTTGCGGAAAGTAGCTGGCGGTTCTGGCGAGATGTTTTGGAAAGGTGGCTTCCCTGGCTATAGCCTGGAAACTAACGCCGGCAAGGACGGAGAAGAGATTGAGCTCGATATTCCCGCGACGAAGAAGCAGATGGAAGACTATATGAACGGGCTCCAGCGCTACATCGCTACCGTGGGGCTGCAAGTAAAGTCGCTCGCGGTCAATATCGCTGACCCCAGTCCGCACGTGGAAGTCCATCTCAAGCTTATCTCGGCTACGCTCGGAGTCCCGTGGCGCGTGCTGATTGGGAGCGAGCAAGCTCAGTTGGCCAGCGGGCAGGATACGCGGACTTGGAATCGACGCTTGAACCGCCGGCGGCAAGACTACGTGAACCCGTTTATCGTGCGCCCGTTTATCCAGCGGCTGGTCAACGTCGGAATCCTGCCGGAGCTCAAGGAAGAAAATACGCTGTGCGTCGACTGGAAAGACTTGAACAGCCCGAGCGATACCGAGAAAGCCGATGTGACCGAGAAGCAAACCAACGCGCTGGCGAAATACGTGCAGGGCGGAGTCGACGCTTTGATGCCGCCGTTCCTTTACCTTACGTTGATACTGGGCATGAGCGACGAAGAAGCCCAAGCTGTGGTCGACGCGTCGGAAGAGCAGACGCTGGAAGAAGATGGAACGCTCAAGCAAGCTGGCAAGCCGGACCCCGTTCCGATTATCGTGGCGCCTGGAGCGAAGCCGCCAGGAAGCCGGCCTAACGGAGCGCCAGCAAAGCCGGCCCCGTTTACTCGTAACGACGCTTAAACATCGCTCCTAAGCGTGTCCTTGCGCTAAATTACGTGCTTTTAACTCTTGCTAAGCCGCCGAAACTGGACTTGCGGACTCGCTTCGTCCGTAATCGAGCCAATCCGCTCAAGAAAGACCCTACGCGGACTACGATGGTCCGGAAGCGCTTCGTAGCTGAGATGGCTCGGCGCTTTCGCAAGCTCAAAGCGCACGTCAAGGAGTTTATCGCGGAGCAGGACGCGCTAGGGCTCGGAGAAAAGACAAACCCCTTTGTCACTCACGCCAGCCCTAGGGAGTTTCAATTCCGCACTGACGCCGGCAAGATAAGCGCATTCCAGGAATGGTTCGCGCAACAAGTCAAAGCGGATATCTTTTCTGCGACTCCAGGCACGCCGGCCGACAAGCCGTGGATGACTCCCTACGTTACGAGCGCTTACAAGCAAGGGCAGCTCAACGCTTATCTCGCCAGCCGTAGTGCGCTCGACTCGACCGACCCCAAGCATATCGACCAAAGCCAAGCTGAGTTTCTCCGCCAGTCTTTCAACCAGCCCGAAACGCGGTCGAAGATTGAACTGCTAGCGACTCGCTCTTTCGAAGACTTGAAAGGCGTGACGGCGCAGATGGGGAGCAATATGAACCGCATCCTGTCGCAAGGGATGATTGACGGGAGCGGTCCTACAGAGATTGCCAAAGAGATGGCGGACAATATCGACAACTTGACGAATACCCGGGCGCTATTGATTGCTCGCACCGAGACTATCTTCGCCCACGCCGAGGGGCAGCTCGATGCTTTCGAGCGTCTGGGAGTAACTGAGCTCGGAGTCAAAGCGGAATGGTCGACTGCCGGAGACGACCGCGTATGCGAAGAGTGCGCCGGTATGGAAGGAAAAGTATTCGATGCGGAAGACGCTCACGGGCTAATTCCGCTCCACCCGAATTGCCGCTGCGCGTGGATACCGGCCGAAGCGAGCAAAGTTACCGAAGAGCCAGCGCAACTGGAAGCCAGTCCGATTAGCTTGGAAGATTTTCTTGCGTCGGCTAATTTTATTAAAGAGGGAGAAGCTGGATTAGAGTTAGTCAGTAGGGGAGGGCTTCCTGGTAGTTTGACAAATCCTTTTGGAGACTTAGCTGACCCGGTTCGCGTAGCTAAGATGAAAGAATGGGGAGTAGCTCCTGAAATTCGCGGGATAGAAGAGATGGCGAAGATTATTTCGGACCCTCGTTTTATAAGCGAAGAAGACGTGAAGTATTTCTTTGGGATAGATAAAGCTGGAGTGGATGCAGTGCTCAAACAAAAGGAAAAAGAGATAGTTTTCAGCGGAGTGCGTCACATGGGTTTGACCGCCGAGCGAGCGTCAATCTACGCGATGTCTGGAGAGGAACGCGGCGTGGTGTTTGAAGTAATCGTCCCTAAGGGTTCTGTAGTGACTCATGCTAAAGTATTCGATTTGCCGGAAGCTGTATTGATGCCGGGTTCTCGGATGCGGATTGTCAGCGAGTCTCAGCAAGTAATTAATGGTGTTTCTACTCGGGTAGTGAAAGTAGAGCTGGTGGCGGACGGTTCGCAGTTTACTAAAGAAGCGTTGAAGACGTTGGACGAGCTTAAAGCTGCCGCAGCGAAAGAAGTAGTCAAAGAAGCCGCGCCGGCTACTTTCGAACGCTACGGAGTAGGGCACCTCACGGAAGCTGCCGACAAGTTGATTGTGACGGAGGGGAAGACAGATTACCAGTTGGGAATAATACGAAGGGATTTGGGAGCTAAAGGAATACAGTTCGGCACGCCGGAGGACATAGCGAAGTTTCAAAAAGACTTTAGTATGAGTCCGGAGAAGTTCAAAAAAGTTATGCTGGCTGGAGTAGAGAAGCACGGGATTGAATTGCAAATAAGTCGGTCTGGGGAACGTTGGTCATTTGCTGGATACCAGCCGCTAAGTATGTTTCCGGCAAGTGCTACAGAGGAAGAAATCGGCAAGATAAGCATAAGCTTCAATCGGTATTACCACCCCGTCACAAAGACGGTTGAAAATTCTTATCTAAAGCTAGGAGACGGGCTTCAGGGAGGGTCTATCTCTAAAACTCTTGCCAGCAATCAAATCAAAATATGGGACCATCTCGGTGTGGAAAGAATTGAGCTTAATGCAAATATTGACGTGGGCGGCTACGCGTGGGCGCGATACGGGTTTACTCCGGATGCTTTCGAGTGGAAGGAATTGAAAAAATATACTGGAGCTCGGTTTATTTCACAAAGTGAGTTAGCGGCGGAAAGGAGCATTAGAAGAGACGCAAATTATTTACCGAACAAGATGTCAGTATCAGATGAGACAGCGGCAGCTTTGGAAAGAATCTTCGCGTCAAAAGACCCCAAATCAATTCGTGAGCTGGCCGCGTTGAAGGAAGAAGTTATCCCGATTAAGGGATTCGGATTCGGGAAAGTATTTGTAAAGGGAGAGCCGATACCTGTTGGTAAAGCCGCTTTGTTGAATAGTAATTGGAATGGCGCTTTGAACTTAACTAATGCCGATGACTACAAAGTTTTTAGGGAGTATATCGCGCAGAAGAGATAATAAGACTATGGGCGATGAAATGTTTTATATAGAAGGCGGAGTCAAGCAAGACAAAGAAATCCATGAGGAAATCCTGGACAATCCTCGCGCCGAGCGGGCTGCAGACGAGCTGGCGGTAAAGCAAGCGATAGCGCGGGGCGTATCGAGAGAAGAAGCTGAAAGACTTTATATGGGCAAATGAGGCAGGTTACTTTAGCTTTAACCACTTTCAATCGCTTCGACTTTCTCCTCGAAGC